CAATTACGTAACTGAAGTGGCTGAAAAAAAACCTATTTCTGATTGCGCTACAGTAGGGGTTTACTATTGGAAAAAAGGAAGTGATTATGTCAAATACGCAGAACAAATGATTGACAAGAATATAAGGACAAATAATGAATTTTATGTTTGTCCTGTTTTCAATGAAGCCGTACAGGACTGTAAAAGAATCTCTACCTTCAATATTGATAAGATGTGGGGACTAGGAACGCCCGAAGATTTACGACATTACATCGACAACTATAATAAGTGATAATTATATCGCATAGAGGTAATACAGAAGGAGAAAGCAATTCAACAGCTAACTGCCCAGAGGCTGTTTCTTCTTTACTCGAGAGAGGGGTGCATTGCGAAGTAGATGTATGGAAAGTGTTTGATAAATATTTTTTAGGGCATGACGAACCAAAACACAAAGTAAATAAAAGATTTTTAAAAAATAATAAATTATGGGGCCACGCAAAGAATTTAGCAGCCCTAGAAGGTATGTTATATAATAATATTCACTGCTTTTGGCACGAGACGGACAAGTTTACTGTAACATCCAAGGGGTATATTTGGACTTTTCCCGGAAAAGAAGTTAGTGACAGGTCAGTCATAGTTCACAAAGAAAAAGACTGGAAAAATAAATACGACTGCTTTGCGGTCTGTACAGATTATATAAATATATGAAAAAAGTAATTATAACAGGAATACTAGGTCAAGACGGAGCTAATATGGCAGAGTACCTACTCAGCTTAGAAAATATTTACGTTTACGGCATGATGCGCCGTTCAGGCTCACCTAATTATTCAAACATAAAAGATTTCTCGGAAAATGATAAATTTAAATTAGTAGATGGAGACTTAAGCGACGAAGTATCTATAAACAAATTAGTCTCCGAAATACAACCTGATTATTTTATAAATTTTGGAGCTAACTCTTTCGTTGGGTGTAGCTGGGATATGCCCTTGCAGGTTTTTAATGTAAATACTTTGGGAATTATTCGCTGTTTAGAAGCTATCCGCGAATTCAAACCAGACTGTCGGTTTTATAGCGCCGGAAGCTCGGAGGAGTTTGGTGACGTAGATTATAGCCCTCAAGACATCAATCACCCGGTTAAGCCTAGGAGCCCTTACGGGGCCTCTAAAGCCGCGGCAAGACACTTAGTGAAAGTTTATAGAGAGTCTTACAACCTTTTTGCTATTCACTCTATCTTATTTAATCACGAAGGAATAAAAAGAGGAGAAGAGTTCGTGACTAGAAAAATTACCAAGGCAGTCGCGCGTATTCTTCGCTTAATCAACCAAGGGAAGGAATTCGATCCCGTGTCACTTGGAAATGTTTATTCTAAGCGGGACTGGTCGGATTCTGAAGACTTCGTTAAAGGTGTTTGGCTAATGCTTAATCAAGATAAACCAAAAGAATATGTTTTATCAAGCAATGAAACCCACAGTATTAAAGAATTTATCGAGCTTTCTTTCGGAGCGGCTGGCATAGAGGGTGAATGGAGCGGAGAGGGATTGGAAGAAAAATATCTTTCAGCAGAAGACGGAGCAGTTTTAGTACAAATAAACAAAGACTTTTATCGCCCAGCTGAAGTTGAATTGCTTTACGGAGATTCAACTCCTGCCCGCACCGAGCTCGGTTGGAGCCCAGAGTACAGTTTTAAAGATCTGGTTACGCGGATGACTGAAAACGATATCCGATTAACCAAAGAGCCTCAATAATAAAAGAAGGTAAATTTCCTTACTGAATTGAGGATAACGCAAAAACTTACATATTAAAAGAGCGTAACGAGTCGCTGCTGAATGTAAGAATGTCCAAACTCGCCTAGCTTTAACAGTAAAAGAAGGTAAATCTCCTTTCTGAGTTAAAGATAAAACAAAACAATTATTGACTGTCCTCCCCGGATGGTCAATAATCTTTTTATGGCGGCTAAAAGGAAGCGAAAGCAGACCTTAAACCAATTCATAATAACTAAATTTTTAGGCAACTCTAAAGAAGTGTGGAAAAACAAAGGGTTAGTCGCCCGGGAAATGAAGTTTACTAAGGATTTGATTGAAAAATACCCCTTAAAACCCTTCTGGGAAGCCCTTCGGGTTAAATTTGATATGGATAGTTTAGCTTGGTTTATAGGGGCTCAAGGGAAAACCTATCTTGAAATAGAGTACGCTAAATTTAGTCTTGACTTAAAGCCCACTGTTACATATGATTTAACAGACGAGAAACAAGGTGAAGACAAACCCTTGCAAAGGAAACTCAAAACATTAAAAGATTTCATTAAATATGGCAGTAAAAAAGAAAATAACTGACGGGCTTAGCCCTCTGGATCAAATCCAGAGCTATTTAAAAGACCATAAAGACGAGCATTTTAATTTTGAAAAAGAGGAGCATTATGTAGTTTCTAGCGGAAGTCTTCTTTTAGATATAGAGATGTCTGGAGGAATTAGACCTTCAATCATTCGGGCTTCTGGAGTTTCCGAGGGAGGAAAAACCTCTTGCGCATTGTCTTTCGCAAAAAACTTTCAGGAAACTGTAGAGAACAGTATGGTCGTTTATATTAAGTCTGAGGGGCGATTATCCCCACAGATGCTAGACAGATCAGGATTAAACACTTCGGAAAAGAAACTATTTATTTATAAAAGTAATATTTTTGAAAGCGTTTTACAGTTGATGCGGGAACTAATTATGAACAACCCCACTGAATGTAAATATTTTTTTATTATTGATTCTATGGACGCAATGGTTCCAAAGAAGGACATGGATCGCTCTTTTGAAGAATCAGACAAGGTTGCTGGAGGCTCTGTACTAAGCTCTAACTTCTTGAAAAAGATGGCCTTAGGCCTTTCAACTAAGGGTCACATTTGCTTTATGATCTCCCAAGTCAGAAGCAAGGTTAGCATTAACCAATATGAAAAGGCAGACCCTAAACTAACTAACGCTTCAGGGGGCAACGCTCTTCTTCATTACTCTGATTGGATTCTAGAGTTTCAACCTAGGTACGGGGGTGACAGCATCCCCCCTAAAGACGACAAGCCCGAGGGCCACTATTGCAAAATAGTTTTTCGTAAAAGCTCAAACGAGAAAACTGGCACGGTTGTCCGTTATCCAATTAAGTATGGACGCACAGGGGGTAAAAGCATCTGGGTAGAGTATGAGGTTTTACTTATGTTGCTTCAATGGAAAATGGCTGAGGCAAAAGGTGCTTGGATTATAGTGGCAGAAGAACTTATTAAAGAATTGAAAGAAGCAGGTTTAGAAATGGACTCTAAACACCAAGGAATGGATAATTTTAGGAAGTACCTCGAAAGAGAAACTGATATATGCCTATACCTATTTAAAAAGCTAAAAAACGCCCTAGAAGGCATTAATAAATGAAGCTTTATAATATAAAAGGCCAATTAGTAAACAAAAGCATAAGTAAGTATCGGATAAAATGGGATGAAGAATGCCGATCCAACTTTCAGTTCGAAGTTAAGCAGTTTTTTAGAACTTATTGGTTTGGCCAGATATGCTACGAAGAGTTTCCCGTATACGGGACTAGAATGAAAGTAGACTTAGTGAACATGACAAAAAGGATAGCTGTAGAAGCGCAAGGGGCTCAGCACGAGGAGTTTAATAAGTTTTTTCATAATAACTCTAGGGCTAATTATTTACGTTCAATTACTAGGGATCACGACAAAAGGATATGGCTAGAGAACAACGATTTTAAAGTTTTAGAGATATTTTCAGAAGATTTACCATCCTTATCCAAGGATTACATTTACGACAAATTCCAGATTTCTATATAAAATAGTGTAATAAATTATATGATAATAAAAGAGACCAACAGAATACCTAATAGCATACTAGACCAACTCAGCGAGTGGTCGTGTGGAGGTTTCATGCTTTTTAATTTCGATGAGGACGGAAACCCTCAAGTTTACTCCAAAGCCGAAGACGAGCGCAACGCTATGTCTTTGCAGTATTTGGTAAGTCATTGGTCTGACGCTATGGAGGATATGAATTCTGACAGTTTTTCTAAAAATTTAAACCAAGCTTTTTCATCAGACGAAGAGGAAGATTTTGAAGACGATGAGTGATACAAATATAAACGATTATTATCCACAGGAGGATGTAACCCCACCTTCCCTTACAGCAGGGGAAGCTATGACTCCCCCAAGCGACACACCAGAGAGTGGCTCGACGACTGAGG